AGCAAGAAAAGGGCATGGCGAAAGCTGTAGATTTCGTTGGTTCAGAAGAAAAAGGCAAACCAGCGCCCAAGGCTGAGACAAATGACGCAGGCAACATAAACGTGCCAGGCGCATCTGTCAAGATGGTAAAAGCCAAAGGACCAGATAATGCTGACAAGGCGGACAATAAAAAAAGCATACTAGCTAACAAGAAGTAAGGCCAAGGACTTATAAAGTACAAGATGTTTACATTACGCGAAACATTGACATTCGACCAAGCAGGTTTGGTCGTGGAGTCTACAGAAGACAAAAACGGGGGCAAGAGCCTTTACATGAAAGGTATCTGCATTCAAGGTGGTGTCAAAAACGCCAATCAAAGAGTGTATCCCGTGGCTGAAATCAGCAGAGCTGTGAACACACTCAACGATCAGATCAAGGGTGGTTATTCAGTGTTGGGCGAAGTGGATCATCCAGAAGGCCTTAATATCAATTTGGACCGTGTGAGTCACCTGCTGTCAGGCATGTGGATGGATGGCCCAAATGGTCATGGCAAACTAAAAATATTACCCACGCCGATGGGACTACTGGTGAAAACACTGCTGGAAAGCGGAGTTAAACTGGGAGTTTCATCGCGCGGATCAGGCAACGTCAAAGAAGATGGGTCTGGCCAGGTGAGTGAGTTTGAAATCATCACTGTGGACATAGTGGCTCAACCGTCAGCTCCGGGAGCCTATCCTACACCAATTTATGAACATCTTTTGAACACAAAAGGTGGTTATAGAGCTTTAAACATCGCAAGGGACACACAGGCACAAGAATACTTAAAGGAACAACTGGTGAATATCATCAGTAAACTCCGTTAAACTAATTAGGAGAAAACATAATGTTAGATGCACTGAAATCGCTTTTTGAAAACAACGTTGTTTCCAAAGAGATCAGAGCCGAAATAGAAGCAGCTTGGGCAGCCAAAGTGGAAGAAAACAAAGTGGCAGCCACAGCAGAACTACGCGAAGAGTTCGCCAAGAAGTATGCACAAGACAAGCAGCAAATGATTGACGCTGTGGACAAACTTGTGACAGAAAAATTGGCAACTGAGATTGCTGAGTTTGCAGATGACCGCAAACAATTGGCAGATCAGACAGCACTATACGCAGTGAACATGAAGAAAAATTCAGAAGCACTGAAAAATTTCGTGTTTGAAAGACTCGCAGCGGAGATCCAGGAACTACATGCAGATCAGAAAGTCGTGGCTGAAAATTTCAGCAGACTGGAAGAGTTTGTGGTAGAGGCTCTATCTAAAGAAATAGCAGAGTTTCATCAAGACAAACAAGACCTAGCAGAAACCAAAGTACGTCTGATCAGAGAAGCCAAAGAACATTTTGCCAAAGTTCGCAAGAACTTCATCGAAAAGAGTTCCAAAGTGGTCTCTGACACAGTGAGCAAAGTTCTTACCAAGGAAATTGGCCAGCTGAAAGAAGACATTGATTCTGCTCGTAAAAATGACTTTGGACGCAGATTGTTTGAGACATTTTCAGAAGAGTATGCTTCGAGCTACTTGAACGAAAAATCTGAAACATCTAAACTTCTAAAAGTGGTCAAGATCAAAGACCAACAAATAGAAGATGCGAAAAAAGCTGCACAAGAGAGCGCTAAATTGATCGAAGCTAAAGATGCCGAGATCAAATCAGCAAAAGATGCAGCGGAGAGATCGGCAGTTATTGGCGAGCTTACAGCTCCTCTTAACTCTGAGCAAAAAGACTTAATGAAAAACTTACTGGAATCAGTTCAAACAGCCAAATTAAGATCAGCGTTTGACAAGTACATGCCATCAGTAATCAATGGCGGTGCTGCACCAGCGAAGAAGCAGGCACTAAATGAAGGCACTGAGGTAACAGGCGACAAGACACAAACAAACGTAAGACAGGTGTTCGACAGCAACATATTTGCTATCAGAAGACTTGCAGGTTTATAAACAAAAACAAATAGGAGACAAATAAAATGTCAGAACTAACAGAAGCACGCTGGTCAGAAACCAAGTCAGCATTGTTAGAAGGGCTAAAAGGTAACAGGAAATCTGTTATGGATGTGACTCTTGAAAATACTAGAAAGTATATCAACGAATCAGCATCTATTGGAGCTACTTCTGCAGGCAACATCGCTGCTTTGAACAGAGTAATTCTACCAGTAATAAGAAGGGTCATGCCAACTGTTATCGCCAATGAATTAGTGGGCGTGCAGCCAATGACTGGCCCTGTGGGACAAATCCACACATTAAGAGTAAGATACGCAGAAGCATCAAGCGGCACAACTACAACTGTCGCTGGTGAAGAAGCTTTATCACCTTTCAAAATCGCAGAAGCATATTCTGGCGACAACGCAACTACGAAAGCAGGAAACACTGCTGCTTTAGAAGGCACAGGTGGTAAAAAACTATCAATCCAAATCTTGAAGCAAACTGTAGAAGCAAAGAGCAGAAAATTATCTGCTAACTGGACCTTCGAAGCAGCTCAAGATGCTCAAGCGCAACAAGGTATCGACATCGAAGCAGAGATCATGGCAGCATTAGCTCAAGAGATCACTGCGGAGATTGACCAGGAAATCATCGGTTCATTAAACACGTTAGCTGGTACAGCTTTCGCAACTTATGACCAACAAGGCGTTTCTGGTTCTGCAACTTTCGTCGGTGACGAACACGCAGCTCTTGCTGTCTTGATCAACAGAGGTGCAAACTTAATTGCACAAAGAACAAGAAGAGGCGCTGGAAACTACGCTGTAGTATCTCCAACCGCTTTGACTATACTTCAATCAGCCACAACTTCAGCGTTCGCAAGATCAACTGAAGGCACATTTGAAGCTCCAACCAACAACAAATTGGTGGGAACTTTGAACAGCTCTATGAAAGTATACGTAAACACCTATGCATCCAATGACGATGTTTTAATAGGATACAAAGGTTCATCTGAAGCAGATGCTCCTGCGTTCTATTGCCCATACATTCCGTTGATGTCATCTGGAGTTGTTCTTAACCCAAGCACATTCGAACCAACTGTTTCTTTCTTAACAAGATACGGTTACGTAGAATTGTCAAACACTGCGTCATCTTTGGGTAACGCAGCTGACTACTTGGCAAAAGTGGATATAACAACTGCTAACTTATCGTTCTCTTAATAGATCGATCAGTAACGAAATTAAAATGGGGGGCGTCAAAACCCCCCATTTTTTTTGGCTGATGGATCGTTGACTAGACCAAAATATCCTATACAATATGAATGTCATTATGAAACTGATGCAACCTATCTTTGTGAATGACACAGACGTGACCCACACCACAGTGCTGGGTCAGGACAATGCCAATCACAGTGTGAGCGCAGTGATTTCCAGGATAGACCAGGATTTACATGTGGGACAGAAGGATTTCCTTCTGTTCGTGACCACGCATCGCAAGCGCAACAATAGTGATTGGGACATGCATCATAAAATCATTGACAGCATCAAGCAAAAATACGCGGATCGCATTAATCTCGCGGTGGACGTGTGCCTGTGTGGTATGCGTGAGGACGGTCACTGCTGTGTGCCAGACGATCCCATACTCACACAGCAACAGTTGGGCACTTTGGCGCAGACCTGTGCGGCAGCGGGAGCCGACATGTTGGCCCCCAGCGACATGCAACCATTCACTGTGGCCACCATCAGAGCATTGACCACCAAACCCATCATGAGCTATTCCACCAAGTTTCGCAGCGTGCTGTACGCTCCGTTCAGACAGGTAGTGGACAATGAGCCCAATTCTGATCGATGGTACCAATTGGACGTGAAGGACAGAGAAGCAGCCATCAAGAGTTCCGTGCACTATGCTGCACAAGGCGCAGATTATCTCATGGTGAAGCCAGGCATGAGCAGCATCGACCTGATCAATCCCATACGGGAGGCCACGCACAAGCCTGTGGGAGTGTATCAGACCAGCGGAGAATGGCAGGCCATACAGTCACATGGGCAGATGGATCGGATGCTGCAGGAAACCAAGGATGTGTTCGTGAGGGCGGGGGCCGCTTTCATGATATCATACGGTGCAAGGCTGCTGAACAAATCACTTAAATAATTGCATGGCCGATCATCAATCAGAAAAAGAGACGATGCAGAGTTATCTGGCGCAAAGGAAGCAATTGGACCAATGGATCAAGCACCATCCGATGTTTGCACATGAGATACGCCGCATAAAGAATCACATAGACAAGCTGATGAACAAGCGTGCGGATCTGCTGGTCATGTACAGGCAGACGCGCCGGGAACACTACAGAGACGAGGCACGCACGGTGCTGCTGCAGGCCGAAAATCATCTAAAAACTTTCTCAAAACTAGAGCTATTAGCCACCCTAGCCAAAAGATAAATAACTGTGCTTCAAAAATAGTTTTGAAGTTTATGCGGTTTAACCCACCGCGTATAACATAGAACGTTAAAGGAGAAAACAAATGGGAAGACCAATAAGAAAAGCAAACTTTGGCACCTACACTGGTGCAGTGGGTATAAGATGCGAAGCCTTCATAGGCGGTTCAAACCAAAACGACGTGTACATAGTCAAACAAGTCGGAACTAAAAGATATGTGGTAGAGGACACATCTTCAGGTGTAACAGCTAGGGCCAAGCTGGTAGCAGGTGTGCCAGCAGTCCTGGGTGAAATGAGAATAACAGGTTATGTTGCAGGATCTGCCACAGGTAACCTAGCCACCAATGGCGGTACTCCAAAATTTGCAGCCAAGATAACACAACGCAGGTTTATTGCCAGCGATGGCACTAGACACAAATGGACTCTTGTGAATGACTCTTCACAAGACTACATTGAGTTGATTGCTATATAATAACACAATGGGGGGAGCGATCCCCCCAACAAAAGAGAAAAGATGTCAAAATTTTTAAGAGTATTGGACGGTGACTACAACATAAAAGTCCAATCAGGTGGTGAGATCAAGTTGGACACAGGCTCACAAGTGGGCACAGTGACGGTCACCGGCAATTTGGTTGTGCTAGGCGACAACACCACAGTCGAGTCTGAAAACATGGTTGTCAAGGACAACACCATCACAGTGAACAGCGGTGAAGGTGGATCAGGGGTTACCTTGGGCACTGCAGGCTTGATAGTCGACAGGGGAACACTGACAGATGCGCAATTTTTATTTGATGAAACTGATGCGTTGTATTTTGATCCGGCATCTGCCACTCCTGGACAAGGAGTATTCAAGTTAACATACGCCAACGGCGATCCCATAGGATTGAGGACCAACAGCATATCTGCAGCGGGAGCAATTAATCTTCAACCAGGAGGCGCAGGAGCGATCACGGCCTACAAGACCAATTATGAAACGTTCGTGGTTCAAGCCAACGACATCCCCAATAAGAAATATGTGGATGACTTTGTGGTGGCCTCCATCACAGGATTGACATATCCCAAGATACAGCGAGGCGACACCATAGTGCGAGTGTATGACACAGCTCCGGGCGTGACCGCAAACACCACAGGCGCTTCAGGCACGGGGGTCACGGCCACTTTGACTTTCGCCGCGCAGCCCACCATACCTTTCAACATAGGTGAGACGATAGTGGTGGCGGGCGTGACGCCGGTGGGCTACAACGGCACTCATTTGGTCACCAATGCGTCGGTCAGCTCGGTCAGTTATCTAAATGCCAC